TAGACTTTTCAACAGTGACAGCACAACGGATACAAGAGGTAGAGAATATGCTCAACAACCGACCTAGAAAAAGACTGGGTTACCGCACGCCCAATCAAGTTTGGCGTGAGGCAATGAACTCAGACAATTACCGCGTTGCACTTAATGCTTGAATTCGCGCAGTTTAATAGCGATTGGGTAGATCAAAAGCTTTTTGTTCTGGCTGATGAAATTGTTGCCGTCCAAGATCGAACGCATGTCAAAAACAAGTTAAAAACCATGGTTACTGGCGAAAGGATACGAGTGAACCAAAAAATGGTCGCCGCTTATTCTGACCGTAACCATTACAACATGGTTTTCTTATCCAACGAAACGAATCCTGTTGTCCTTGAACGAAATGATAGGCGTTATTTTGTCATTTGGACAAGTGGTGCAAAGACATCGGATTATTATCTTGCTGTTGCTGAAGAAATTGATAATGGCGGTGCGGCTGCATTGCATCAATACCTTCTTAATGTCGACCTTAGCGATTTTAATCCTAATGGGCACCCGCCAATGACAGAGGCAAAACAGGATTTGATATTCCTGAATCTTGATAGCCCACAGGCTTTTTATACAGAGTGGGCAAACGGCTATTTAGGATTGAAGTTTGCGCCATGTCCACTATCCATTCTTTATGCATTTTATCGCAAGTGGTATTATGAGCAGGGCGAAAAGTTCGTTAAAACGCAGCGGCAATTTTCATCCAGCTTAGGCACTATTGGCGCATTAAGCAAAGAGCAAAATTGTTATAAAACGCATAATGCTGGCGAGAAAAATTCTCGTGTTTTCTTTGTGATTCCACCTTTTGATGACTTTAATCGAGCTTATGAAGCAGGCAATGATTGCGATCACCCTGCGTCTGATTTAAATGGCGGCAAAACAATGCGAGAGCTATTTACAGATTATTACGTCAAGTTTAGTCAATTAGCAGGTGAGTTAACATGATTTTGTCAGTTTATAGCCAATTGTATAGGGTGTATAGGACACGTATAGGGTACGGTATAGGATTCAATTTATTGATTTTGCTATGGATATAGGACATATAGTACTTATCGTATGTGCGCGTACACATGTGAACGAATTGTGTTTTTTGTAAAAATAATATTCTCGCGCGTGAGGACAAATGAATGATTTTACCCTATATGTCCTATATACCTATTATAAACAATGCGTTGTGTCCTATACCGTACCCTATACGTGTCCTATACTCACCTATACACGCCCTATACGAATTAAAAAACAGATTAATTGATAAAAAAGGAAGAAGAGGAAAGTAACCATCATGACCGAAACCAAAGTCCAATTTGCGAAACGCCTTGGTGTGAATAAATCAACCGTTACTCGTTATGGGCAGGCTGGGCGTTTGGTGCTTGCGCCTAATGGCAAGGTTAAGGTTGAGGAAAGTTTGAGCCTTATCAACGCCACCAAAGGTCACAGAATCGACGTAAGCGAAAAACATAGTCAGTTACCTAGCCAAATACCAGAAAACGGCTCAGAAACGATTTTAGACGATGATATGAGCGCAACGGTTGCATTGGTTGGTATGGATAGAGCAACGCTGAAAGCGCAAACGCTGACCTACGGTAACAAGATGCTGGAGTTGGAAGCGGCTAAGGTTGATGGTTCGGTGCTGGATAAAGATGATTTTTTAAAACAGGTCGGGTTAAGCGGTCGCTCGTTTCGTGTGGGCATGGAACGCCTGATCGATAACCTGGCACCTGTACTGGTTAATGTGCATGGCTATGAGGCGCGTTTAGCGACGATTGGCGGTGCTGTGAATGCTGAGTTTGGAGTCAATTAATGCCAACCCTAGCACAAGCCCAGCTCGAACGTGACCGCATTAAGGCTGCCAAGGCTAAGCGCGATTACCAAAGCGCATTAGATAACAGCGTTCGTAAAATCGACTCCGACTGGTTTAACGAACTGCAAAAGCGCGTGTGTAGCGAACATTTGCGTAACCTCGCAAAATTGATGACCGACGCGGTTGGTAACGAGAAAGACGAAACGCGCATCCATTACCTGATGAGCGATTGTGCCATTGATTGGCTGCGAGATTTAGGTAATGCAGTTGAATCTGCCAGCGGTGAAAAAATGGCGTTTGCGGGCAGGGCGTTTAAGCGCACCAGTAAGCCACGTGACCTGCTGACGGTTAGCCAGTGGGCAGAGCGTTATCGTGTGATTGAATCTGGCAGTAATGCCCCTGGGCGTTGGGATAATAGCCGTGCGCCACACGCAAGCGAGATTATGGACAGCCTAAGCGAGCATAGCCCCGTGCGTACTGTAACCTTCCTAAAAGCGTCTGGTGTATCTGGGACTGAAATTTTACTTAACTGGATTGGGTACAACATCCACCATGTGCAAAAGGACATGATGTTCGTTGTCCCAACGCTGGAGTTGCGCGACCGTACTTTTAACCCAAAGCTAGACAAGCTGTTCAAAGAAACGCCTGTTTTGGCTGAATTGGTCAATACAAAAAGCCGCACGACAAGCAATCGCCAAGACTTAACCGAAGTTGGCAATATGCGCTTGATCAAGTCGGGGGCAAATTCTCCTGACTCGTTACGTGCCGAGCATATCCCCTACGTGGCAGCAGACGAGATAGATGCTTTCCCGTGGGATGTTGGCGGTGAAGGCGACCCGAAAACCCTGATCGAGAACCGTCAAAAGACGTTTAGCCGTGCGAAAAGCTTTTATGTGTCTACACCTACCACCGACGGGACAAGTCACATCGAGGCAAGTTTTGTGGAAGGAGACCAGCGTCATAGACTGGTACCATGCCCACATTGTGGCCACTTCCACGAATTAGAGATGAAAAACTTTCATTATAAAACCAGTTCTGAAAGCGAATCGCTAATTAAAAAACAGGTAACAGAAGCTTATTTTGCTTGTCCTGAATGTGGCGGCATTATCGAAGAGGGCATGAAAAATGCCATGCTTGAGTCTGGGCGCTGGGTGCCAAGACAGCCGTACGTCAAAAACCACCGCTCGTACAAGATCACCAGCTTCTACATCAAGTTTGGACTTGGTTTGACGTGGAAGCAAATCGCGCAAAAGTGGGTGGATGCTCAGGGTGATACCAGCAAGCTTAAAGCCTTTGCCAATACCTACCTTGCTGAATCGTGGAAGGAAAGCGGAACCAGTATCGAGCCGCACCAGCTGATTGGACGACTAGAGGATTACCCAACGCACCCGATGGCACTGGTTACGGTGGCTGGGGTCGATGTGCAGAAAAACCGTTTAGAGATGAGCGTGTTTAAGTTTGCCGAGGATGAGGAATGTTGGGCGGTCGATCATATTATCTTGGGCGGTTATCCTGCGATGCCAGAGGTTTGGGAAGAGTTGGCAAACGCGCTGGATCAATACAAGGTGTGCAGCAATCGATAGTGGTTATTTGACCGATATGGTGCAGGACTTTTGCGAGAGCCGTTTGTGGTGCATACCTGTGAAGGGTGAAGATGGGGCGCATCGTCCTGTGATTGAGGATGAGCGCAAGCGTATGAGTCGATTGCGATACCGTCGTAAGCGTGGGCGACCTGTTGAGATTATCGGGACATTTTCGGCTAAGACGTTGATTGATGCGCGGCTGCGTATGCCACAGCATGGCGCTGGTTATATCCACTTTGCCAACAACGGCAATTTTGATGATAACTATTTCGAGCAGCTCACAGCCGAGCACCTCGTGACTAAGATGAAGGCTGGTAAAAGCTTTACCAATCGGGAAAAGCGCAGGGAGAGGAATGAGGCGTTGGATTGTTTTGACGCTGAAACAGAGGTGCTAACTGAGCGCGGATGGATTAAGTTCGAAGAATCAAGCTTTAATGACAAGTTCGCTACAGTTAATTTAGATACCGATTTTCTTGAATATCAGCATCCAGATGCGTTGATTGTAAGCGTCCGACCTTACCCTATTGCCTTTATCAAGCGTTGTTTGCAGGTTTCCAGCCTCTGAGCGGCAGAAGATCGCTAATGTTTTTGTTTAGCGTTGTTGGCAAGCGC